ACCGCGGTGTTATGGTCATTGTTCGCCCTGGTGTGGTCATTGCCAGCCTGGGTGTGGTCGGCATCGGCACGTTCAGTCAGCGCAATGCGTGCGTTATCAGCATTGGTGGCGGCTGTGTTGGCGGCAGTAAGGGTGTCCTGATACTGCTGCAAGAATTCTTCTTCAGTGCCTTCAAAGCGCCCGGTGCGGACCATCATTTCATACAGACTTTCACCGCTGGTCGGCATATATATGTTGTCGGTAAGCTCAACTGTCACCGCGGTGTTCATCGCATCATGTTCGGTTACCGGGGTCAGCACCACACATGGCTTGCTGTCCAGTGAAAACATATTTTCCTGGTTTTCGTTACTGATAAGAAGCAAATGGTATTCACCGCAATACTTCTGTTCAGCACCAGTCCAAGTGATATTCACAATATTATGGTTTTCACCACTCAATGTGAACGCAACTTGCTGCTTGATCATGGCAGCAACAATAAACACCTGACAGTTCCTTGCAGTCAGATCATATGCAACATCACCATTCAATATTGTCCATTGAAAGGAAATCTGGTTGCCAATTCTAATTCTTCGCATATTATGATTCAATTTAAGTTTTTATTATGGTCTGGGTGGCGGTAGGTTGCGATAACGGTTGCCTTGTGCCGTAAGTTCACCAGTTCCCTGGAATGTAACCCGGTAGTTAGCTATGCCGTTGACCGGGGCATTCACTTGAACGGATTTTATTATTGCAGTGCCATAATACCTTTTTAAGTGCCGGAACGCCCCTTCTTCCGGGTAAAATTCTTCATCCCTTGTGGCAAGGCCCACAGCCACGGTTTCACCTTGTTGCAATATGTTGGTTTCCTCGGTGCTTGAATCTTCCGATTCAAAGGTGTTATAATCAACCATATACAATCGCGCCACTTCCATTGTCCAGGAATAACGCCCAGCCTTGAAACATTTGGCCCTACCACTCAAAGGGTTGGTGGTTTCTTTGATGTCTGCGGTAATAAACAATGAAGCATCGGTTGCCATGGCAACCATGTCATATGGTGGGTAACCTACTTCACCCCTGAACAATACCAGATCGCGCCCTTTTAGCCTTTCTGTACTCATGCTTTTGCCGTTTTTAAGTAACCAAAAAAATGTCCGACATCAGTTTATCACAACTTTCTTGCTGTCGGCTTCCAAATCCCATTCCATGGAATCAACGGTGTAAACACCATTAAGGAATGTCAAACGTGTCCAGGGCATGATGTCAGCGCCCAAGGTAAGCTGAAATGAATGCTGCGGCTGTCCGTATCTGCGCTGAAGTTGCGTCAAGAGTATGCCGCAATGGTCCATGCCGCTGTATGATGCCACGGATTCGCCAAGATATGAACCTTCAAACTGTGTGGCATCCACCTGACATGCCATGTTATGACCATATGCACTGACAAGCCCACAGCTTACATCCATTCTTTCACCTTCTTCACTGTTATTTATCAGAAGGCGTGTATCTTTTTCTTCATAGTCCTTTTCGGCAATTTCAATGGAAAATTCCGTTATCCACTCATTGAAAGCATTGACACCGGGCTGGGTGGATGCGGCATAGTATATATCAAAATTCCCCTTATCAGACACCTGATCCAACCAGCCAGTGTCCATTTCTTCAAATGCCATATATGTGAAGATGTTGGACATTTCACCCTTGGTCTGGTCAGTTCCGCAAGTCATTGGCGCAACAGCCTGGGTGGTTGTCCATTTCTGCTGTATCTTATAACTGCTGCTGGTGTCCTTCTGATAATACTTGCTGCCTAATTTCATATAAAGCGCATTCAACACCAACGGCCCGGTGATTCTGTCATCAGTACCTGATGCCGGGGCAACCACTGGCGGTTCACCCATATTGTTGTTTTCGCGCATGGCACGCATGAATATCCTGAACTTGCGGCCATCATTATATGGTTTACGCTTCAGCGCGAACTGTGTGAAATCAGATATGCCCCAGGTTGCCGCAATCGCTTGAATTCTAACCCATAGCATCTTCTTTTTGGTTATCCCGGTGTATTCAAGTTTATCTTCCCAATACACATATGGTGGCGTATCTCTGTTCCAATACGCAAATTCAATCGGTGCTGCGCCAAAACTTTGGTTTGATGTAAGATATGTCAAACTTTCAGCAAGATTTTCAACCGTTATTTCATCATATTGATCCACCCATGCAGAACCATTCCAAACTGAATGCTTGCGGTACCAATGTGTGTTGACAGCGGCTTTGGTCAGCACCTTATATTGGCGGTCCACCCTGAATCTGTGGTTGCCATGTGAAAATGGAATTGTTGCCTTTGCTGTGCCAGTGGTGTCATCCTTCAGAATATCCGGCAGAAGCCACCCTTTTTCGGTGTTTACCGGGGTGACTTGCACTACATCATACGCCTGACCGATTGAATGTCTTGCGTCAGCGCCTTCAAAGTCATCGGAAACAACCGTCTTATGGTGAAATAACGGATTGGCCGATGTCTGCGCAATGGCGGTGGTGTATGAATAGGAATTCACGCTGGTGAAGCTGTAAGTGGTGCATTTGCACAATGACATTTCACTTATCGCAATGGGGTCATACAAATACAACTTATCATACATGCATACGGCTGTAAGACCAAAGAACTGCGCAATGTAACTGATTACATCTGCAATAGACACATTTGCCTTGCCATTGACCCAATCACTTGGAAGAAATGCCGTTTCCACAATATACAAATCTTCTATGTTTTCAGTGACGGTGGTATCTTCCGGCCCAAAGCCAAAATTATCCTGAACAATGAATTTCTTGATTCCGGCTGCCAGGCAGCATTCCATCAGATAAGCACTGACCCTACGCCTTCTTATATCACCATTATTGCCATTATACATCACATTTTTGTTGGCGCTGATACTGTCCACTGCTGTTATTTCCAGGTCATCATCAGCAAGCTGGAACGGCATGTCATAGACAAACGGCACCAGGTAGCCTTTGAAGATGACTGTTGCCACATTGTTGTCAACGGATTCAATCAACACACTGGTGCTGGTCGGCCCGGCAGCATAAAGCCAATCCATGTTTTCGTCAGCAATAATGTGAATGCTGGCACTGACAGTGCGCAGACCAGCGAACTTGCATTGTGCTTGCGGATAACTGATCTTGATAGGTGATTCACCAGCCAGCGTGATGGTCTTGCCGCTTGGTATGCTGGTACCAGTCAACGTAAGGCGGTACTGCGTGCCACCACGCGAATAAAATGATGTTACAACACTTGCCATATTATCCAATATTTACGTTCCGACTTGTTGTTCTGTTGTAGTTATTCAGCACACCCACCAGTTGCTGACCCCTGATGATAAATTCAACCTTTCCATTCAGTCCGGCATCAATACGGTCCGACAAGATGTTCTGCTGTTCCTTGGTCAACACCATTTCCTGGGAATTGACACGCGCCAACACGTTATCACCAGTGAATGAATCACCACCAACCACACCGCCAGATGCGAACTTGGGTGCAGCGGCAATGGCGGCTGCAATGGAAGCGGCAGCGGCAACGGCCATGGCGGCACCAACATAAGGAATGCTGGCAACGGACTTGGCACCACCAGCAACGGCACCAGCGGCCTTGGTGGTGGCTTCCTCGGCTTCCGTTCCTATCAGTGTCTGAATGGCCGGAATAGCTTGGGCAACGGCACGCAAGACATTGGCACCCCATGCCAGCCATGAATCTGAAGAATCATCAATGAAGCTGCCAAGGGATGACATGACGGTGGCCATGGCATCAAGGCTGTCTGTGGCGGTCAGCGTGTTGGTGTTAAGGGTGTCCAAGCCGCGGTTGGCTTCATCAAGATTCAACTGCGGCAACTTCTGCGGAATATTGGCTGCAACATCCGCGGTTTCCAACTTGCTTGGACCGGGCAGTGGACTTAAAGTCCGGGGTTCTTCAACCACTTCCGGCTTGATATTGGCCGCTTTGTTATACTGCTTGACCATATCAGTAAGCAGTTTGTCAGCGCGGTCCATTTCATTGGCCATATTGATGACATTCTGCAACCATTCATCGGAAGGTGCCACAAGTGTGGACTGATACAACACCGCTTCCTTGTATTTGTCGGCAACGGCAGTAAGCTGCGCCCGGTAGTCATCCATTTGCGCTTGTGTCGGATTTTCCCAACGGTACATGGCGGTGCCGTTCATCGTACCACCCATGTATATCTGCCTGGCTTCCGGCTTTTTTATCTTCGCAATCTCGGTAAGATATTCCTGATATTCGGCTTCCAGCCTGGCGCGTTCCGCTTCACCGCCAGCAGTGATGTCAATGCTTAACATATGTGCCAGGTCCATGGTGCCGATCTGGTCTGCGGTCAGGTAGTTCCGTTCCGTCATCACCGCCTGAAGGGCTGTTGTTATCTTCTTTTTCAGTTCTTCTGTGATTTCCCTTTGGTCACCAAGGATGGCATCAGCAGTGGCTTTGGCAGCCATCTTATCACTATAACTGGCATTCTGGTCACGCATGACAGTCACCGCTTCAGCAAAGTCAGCCTGGTTCCGGGTGGTAAAGTAACCGTATGACATGGTGGCATTGCCAAGCGCATCAAGGGCAGCGGATGCCATTGCCGCACGTTCAATGATCGTGTTAAGACCACCAAGGAAAGTGCTGAAATCACCAGTGGACAAGGCTGTGAAGAAGGTGTCAACACTGGTCTTGGCCGCCCTGATGACCTTATCCCATGCATCAGCAGTCACCTGACTTGACTGAATGGCCTTGTTGAAGCCTTCAATGGCACCGCCAGCAAGGCCCACAGCAGCGCCAAAAGCGCCAAAAGCCTTCACCATACTTCCACCAATGGCCTTTCCCATGGATTCCACTTGCGACTGATAGCCCTGGGTGGATTTCTTTGCTTTATCAAGTTTGCTGTTGTATTCTTTATCATCCAACAGCATTTTTGTTACAATGTTTGGCATATCACTTGTTGTTATTGTTCAAAAAATCCTTGTATTCGCCAACGCGCAACTGAAGGTTGGCCAGTGCTGTTGCTTCCGCTTCTTCATCCAACGGTTCATCTTCCCAACTGAAATGCGGCATATTATCCATGTCCAGATCCTTTGCCCATGGCTTAAGGACATTAAATGCCACATATCTTGCCTGTTCCCACCCGGCACGCATTCTGCGCCTGACACCGCGCACATAGGCTTCTGCTTCATAGGCCGACATGTGATAGAAAAAATGTTGTGGAGAAAGCCCACCTTCCCCACAACATATTTCATACAACTGCGTGACAGTCAGTCTTTTTTTTTATCGTCTGTGGTGCTGTCCGCTTCGCGGCTGTCCAGGTTGCTTTCCTCTTTGGTCAGTTCATTCAGGGCCTTGGCCATGGCTTTGGCAAGCTGGGGTTCATCTTCACATACCTGGATGAACCTATTGAAGTCCGCATCCATGAAGTTTTCATCCATTGCAAGGAAACAGCAGAAATAGAACACATATGTGTCACTGATGGTGCGCAAATCAAAGCGCTTGCCTTGTATCTGCTCAAAAAGGAATAATGACTTCAGGCCATAGCCAAATTCATATTCCTTGCCTTGAATGTTTATCTTCCTGGTTCTCATGACAGCGCACCCTTACCCATCAAAGCCACATTCATGGTTGCAAAACCATCAGCCGGGGCATCAATGGTTATTTCTGAAATAAGGGCATTGCCGCTGCGCTTGGGCGTGAACACAGAAGAACTGTCAGCATTTTCCCAACCATCTGCTGGCACTGCCTGATCAGCGGTTGCAGCGGTGACAGCATCCAGAACAACAGCAATGGTGTCACCACCGATCTGTGATTCTATAAGGCTGGCGAATGTTTCTTCATTGGTCACACCGCTTTCACCCACTACGGAATCAGCGCTGCAATCCCAATCAACATAGTCAATGGCCGCAGCCGGGCCTTCAGCATCATCCTTTGTTACGGTTTCGTCAAGCTTGGGGTTGACATTCAGGATGTGATTGGTGGACATGGCAATGGCACTGCCACCAAGGAACAACATTATATTCTTACCTTTTGTCTGCATAGTGATATGATTTAAGCGGTTACTAACTTGGCTTTACCAATGCCCTTGACAGACACTGAATATGTTGCCTTTCCATTCACCGGGGCATTAAGGCTGAAATTGCTGAACAAAACCTTATCCACATAGCAAATATTGGTGCCGCCAATGTTCAGCTTGGCTGATACATCCGCGGAATTGTACTTGCCAGCGTCGGCAATGCTCTGAATCTCGGCCAGCGTGAATTCACCAGTTCCGGCATCTTTGACCTTGCCGGATATGGTGGCGGTCAACTCCACCCACATGAAGTTCCTTTGCGGACCATCAGATGTGGTTTTATCCCTTTCTTCATCAAACTTGGTGGTTAGTTTGATGTTTTCACTGGTAACACCCAGCATCTTCTTGTTGGATGCCGTATATACCAGGCTGACATTCTTACCTTTAATCTTTGTCATATCAATATAAATCTATTGTTAGTGATACTTCTTCAACAAATCCAATGTCATCAACAAATGACTGGTGGCGGTTGGTCACCCGGCATCCGTCAATCATGTTGACAGCAGCGACAACAGCGGCTGACAGCGTGTTCAGCTTGGTGTAGGTCTTTTCCGCGCAAGTGACAATGCATGTGGCCTGGTCGGCATCATTGGCATCCTTATCTTCCGCATAGGACACATCAATGTTGTCCACCACGATCCAGGGCAACTTCTGCGGTTCCTGGGTGGTGAATGGGAACACCTTGTTTCCGACAATGGGTTGCAGCGTGCTGTCATTCATAAGCTGTGTTGACACCCATTTCCATACGGTTTCAGGTGTCAGCGGCAATGGAATGACCTGGGTCTGCTGTTCGGTGTTCTGCTGTCCGTTCTCTTGTTCGCTCATTTCATCTGTTTTATTTTGCGGTCCATAGCCGATTCAAGATTCTGCTGGAAATCACTTTGTGCCTGGTTCATGGCACCTGACACACCTTGCTGGAAAAAGTGATAACCACGCAATGAACCGCGGTTATACCCTTTGGCAGTGACACGCTGCCCGGTCTTATATGAACCTTCTTCCAGAATCTTCATCACATAAGACTTGTAAAGCGGATCACCCTTCTGATGCCTTTTCGTATAGATCAGGTCAACCATGACACCCTTGCCGGAACGGAAGGCTTTCATGTGCATATCCCTATAAAGCACGCTGCCGGGGAACATTGAACGGTAAGCGGCTTTGGCTGCGTTCAGCAGTATGCGCCCGGATCGGCCAAAGGCACTGCGTGTCGCACTGGCAAGCTGCTTGGGGTTCAGCGCGTCAAACATACGCTGAACAGATGAAATGTCCACTTGTATTGATTCATTCATTGTGCAACGTACAATTAACGGTTATGCATTTTTCAGCCCACTTATCTTCTGTGACGCTCTCAACATCATAAATATTGTCCTTAAGGCGCACCTGGTCACCTTCCTTGATGTCGGCACCCAAACGCACGCGGAAAACAACGGCACGCGGATACCACACTTCACCATTATTCAGCGCCTTGCTGCTGTTTTGCACCGATTTAGCGGCCCTATACTGACCAACGCACTTCCATTCGTCAGTGCGTTCATTGTTGTCATTCAGCGTGCCGAAAAGCCGCCAGATGCTGATAATATCCTTCAATAACCCGGCACGCATAAGTCAATATTTACGGTAAGGACCAAGAAGTGCTTCATATGCCGGGTTGGTGATGACACTGCCAGTGAAGGAAATGCTTTCCCGGCTGTCATAAAGTGTGCCAACAAGCATAAGCATGGCTTGCATCAGCGCCTTCGGTACCTGACCATTGACCAGCACTGAAGAAATAGGCTGGCCGATGTGGTTTTCAGTTGCGTTTTCAGCAGCGTCTGCCATGGTTTTCAACAGTTCATCATCAATGTCACTGTCAACATTCAACTGCCTTTTGATGTCTGTTAATTGAAGATACTTCATCGGTGTTGTATTAATTTGTGAGCATGGGCCAAACCAATGGCCCACACCCTAAAAAACTATGTCAAATCAAACCGGAACGGCCAAAGCAGCGGTCTTGAAGGAACCAGCGTGCAGCATGCCATAATTCCAGTAAGAATTAAGCACAATGCGAACCTTTCCAGCAGTGGCTTGTGAAAGCGCATCAATGGTCAGGTCAAGGTTGCCCCAGTTGGCAATCACAAAGTCAGACCAGTTGCCGAACACTGCTGCATAACCAGCGTTTACAGCCGGGGTTGAACCAACAGCGGCTGTGCTTTCAAGCTGATCGCAGCAGTTGGCGGTGCTGAATGACTTGTAACCGTTGATCATGTTGTCAGGACCAAGGATCAGGCCGCCAGCGCCAGTGCTGGGATGGCAAGGTGTCTGCTTGGCCAGACCCCACAGTGTGGGATGGATGATGTAAGCCAGGCTGTCCTTAAGACCACCAGCGGTGTTGACTGCGGTTTCCATGTCAACCAGCTTGCCATAAGAGAAGGCACCCTTGATGGTAGGCTTGGTGTTGAAGATACCAGCCGGGGCATCACCAGCAGCGGCCTTGCCAAGTGCGGTGGATTCCAGCTTCTGGGCAACAGCAATGGTGAACAGCTTGCGGACATAACCTTCCACATCCTGGTTCTCCTGGATCAGAAGCTGCTTGCTGATGTCAACATAAGCGCACATGCGCTTGGGTGCCAGTGAAAGGGCTGTGCTGACCTCTGAACCGCCATCGGATGCTGCGTCATTCTCGGCATCCCAGGCAACGGTGATGTCTGACATGGCCGGGAAGCGTACATTGCCCTTCAGACCAGTCAGCATCTGTGCGCCAGCGGCTGACAGTGCCAGGTTATTTTCCAAAGGCAGTACAAATGCGCGGTCCTCGGTGCTTACACCGCCATAGGTAGCACCACCGCCACCAGTCATGGCTGCGCGTGTGCCGAAAGGAACCAAAAGACTGCCTATGCGCTCAATCTCGCCCTGGCGCTCTGAAGCGCGTGCCAGCACCTCTGCTTCTGCATCGGTCTGTGCATCGCCATTCATGGCGTTACGGATGGCGCGAACAATAGAAAAGTCCTTGCTTTCCTTGCGGCCCTCAATGTTGTGCTGACTGTGCATAACATCCAGTCTTTCCTCAATATCAAGGTCAATCTGGTGCATGCGCACTTTGTTCGCATCCAAGGTCTGTGTTTCCTCGGAAGTCAAGGCGCGGCTTTCAGCCTTGGCCTTGTCAATGATCTCCTGTGACGCGGTGCGAAGTCCGTTTTTCTCGTCACGAAGCTCGGTGATAGTTTTTCCCATGTTGTTAAAAATTAAGTGTTGAAGATAGGTTTTCAAAATACTTCTCGTCTGGTGTAGCGGCCTTGCGTGCTTCTTCCGCTTCCTTCTTTGCAAGCTCTTCCTTGGCGGCTTCCAGCCCACGCAGATTCACTGATGTAGCGGAATAGGCGGCGGTGTAAACCGGGGAAACATCGTAAAGATGGCCGAACTGGTGTATGGTTCTTTTCCATTTACCGTCAGACTTCTTTTCCCAGGTGTCCTTCTCCACATCAAAAGCGAAGCTGGATTCAGACACTTCACCCCTACGCAAGTTTTCAAGCAGTTCTTCACCAAGCGGTGAATGCGGTGCTTCAAAGGTGTAGCGAAGGCCCTTTGCGTCAACGGTCAACGTAAGGCTGCCTTTGCCCTTCTTACAACGCGCCAAAATACCACGGTTAATGTCATGGTTCAAAAGCGCCATTACATCACTGCGTTCAATGACACCATCCAGCGCACCCGGTTCAATGACTTCTTCAAAGTCAAGGCGGTCTGAACGTGTATCAAACAGCAAAGCGTAACCGTCAACGGTCCGCTTGTCATCGTCATCGGTGATGACTACATCATACGCAGTGTTTCTGATTTCTCTTTTATCGTCTGCCATAGCATTGCATATTTTACACACTAACCAAATTATTGTCCGACAAAATCTGCCACAGCCTTCTTAATGGGCTGGACATTGACCTGAACGAAGGCTGAATCACCACCTTCAATGGGTTCAAGGTTACTGCGCTGGCGCACCTCATTCGGTGTGGCGGCACCAATGCTAAACATCTTGGTCCAGTATTCAGCCAGGGCGGTCTTATCAGTGCGCAGCAGCACACTGGTGTCAAACTCAATGACATATTTATCACGCTGGCTGGGTAATATCAGCTTGCGGTTCAACTCCATTTCAAATTTCGTGATCCAGGGAAGCACAGTGTCAGTAAGGTACTGAAGCTGGGTGGCTTCAACGGTTGAATAACTTGACTTGGACAGATCAAACGCCTTGACCGGGCTGACACTGAAGAATCGGCAAATATCCAGGACACTGAAGGCCCGGCTGTCAAGAAGCTGTGAATCCTTGGGGCTGATGGATATTGGCTGATACTTCATATTGCCTTCCAGAATCTGCATGCCGCCAGCATGGTTGGTATGATCAGACCATCTGGCATATATTTCTTCCTTCTGTTCTTTGGTCAGGCGTGCGCCTTCAACGGTAAGCACACCAGTCATGTTCTGACCCCCGGTGAAATGTTCCAGCGCGGCTTCCTCATTGGCGGTGGCAATGCCTATGGTCTGCGCTGCGTGCGTCAGTGTGGACACACCCACATTACCGTCATAAGTGAAGTTCAGCACATCAATCATTTCTGTGGGTTCAACCAGTTCCTTGAACTCTGTTACCCAATACATCTTATGCTTCACATTGTTCTTGTCAGTGACCCAGACAAGCTGCACCTGGTCCTTGTTCAAAGGAATGATCTGGCGCGGTGCCAGTGTTTTTTCATCCCGGTCAATATATGCCCTACCCTGACCATGCAACAGCACACTGGATGTCAGCAGCTTCATGAAGGTGTAACGTGTCATGTTGGGGTTCGGCTCATTGTTCAGAAGCCAGCCAAATGGATGGTTGGCCGCTTCATGCTTGTAACCGTTCTTGTCAAGTTCGTAAATCTTAATCGGAAGAACCGCCACTGAATCACTTATAAGTTCAACACAGCGGTACACAGCCGGAAGAAGCAACGGCTTGGCGCGTGATTGCAGATGCCTGGCGCTGTAAGACCAGCCGCCAACGGCACTGGCATTGCTTATTTCTTCCTTGGTGGCTTTGCGAATTTCAAATCCAAATAACTTCATGATTAGCGTTTTTATACGCTAACCAAATTATTGTCCGACAATCACACAAATTCGCCAAAACGCGGACAATTAAGCCACAAACCCAAGGATTCAAGGATCGGTATTACACCGTCAATCTTCTTTTCAACATGTTCCTTGGTCGGTTTGGTGTTGCCGTTACGGTCACGCGCCAAGGTGACATTGCGGATGCAGTGACGGTTAATGATGTTGGAATCAATGAAAGCCTGGCCGGACAGCATAAGCCTTTCAAACTCCTTGGTTGGCCGATTGAAGGAACCCAGCGTCTGGCTGAAGGGTTCCATGGGCAATCCGGCATCAGTGGCATTGATCACAAACTGTGTGGCGTTCCAACTGTCATAGGCAACACCCTGAATGTTCAGAATTTTGCCCACATCACGAATGTCATTCAATATCCAGTCATAGTCAACCACATTGCCGGGCGTGACAATAAGCGCACCTTCAGTGCGCCATTTGCCGTAAAGCTGCTTGAAGCGGTGTTCCTGAAGGCTGGCTTCCGGCAGATAATATCTGTTCCACCAGTATATGGCACCATGTGTCGGAACCATGAAGGAAATGGCGGTCAGATCGCTGGTGGATGAAAGGTCAACACCAGCCCACGCATCCCAATTCCTGAATTCTTCCATGGACTTATGGTGGACACCAGCAAGGACATAGTGTTCTGGAATCCATACAGTCTGCGCATCACACCAAATGTTCAGATTCTTGGTCTTGATGCCAGTTTCTTCTGAAGGCGTGTTGCTGGCGCGTGTCACTTGCTCTTGCAGATATTCCGGGCGTACCGTCACACCCAGGTTGGGATTGGATTTCGCCCATACATCCGGGTTCTTCCAGTCATCGTCATCATCCAGCGTGTAAATGATGGCAAACTGGCTGTCATCTTCCTTGATCCCGGCAAGTATTTCAGTGCATGTGGTGCGCAGCTCAAAACAAGGGCCAAGTTTATCAAAACCAGCGGTGGTAATGATAATCTGCATGGGGTTTTCGCGCATACCCTGGCCGGACTGCAACACATCCTTCAGGCTGGTGTCACGCGCTGCATGGAATTCGTCAAGAAGGAACATGGATGGGTTCGGACCATCCAGCTTGGATGCATCGGCAGCAAGCACCTTCAGCGTGCTGTGCGTCTTGTTGAAGGTTATATTGTCGCGGTATGTCTGAAGCAACTGGTGCTTGCGGTCAAGGTTATCCGCAAAAGCCTGGGTGTATTTATACGCAATCTTGGCCTGATCGCGGCTGTTGGCGGCAAGGTACACTTCAGCACCAGCTTCACCATCACCCACCAGATGGAACAAAGAAAGGCCAGCGGAAAGCGCTGTCTTGCCTTGTTTCCGCGCCATTTCCATGTAAACGGATGTCACCACACGCCTGGCTGTGCCGGCATGGTAGAAGCCATATATGGCCGCAAGGCAAAACTGCTGCCAGGGCATCAGTTCAAAGGACTTGCCTGAATGCTTCCCGGTGAAATGCTTAAGAAGGGCAAAGAAGTCAATGACACGCTGTGCGGACTGTGGCCTGAATTCATAGCGCGGATCAGCACACATGCGCCTGAAGCGCTGCACTGCTTGCTTGACAAAGCGGCAAGTGACAACCTTGCCACTTTCCACATCATCACAGTATTGCTGATAAGTGTAGGTCATGACTGGCTTATATACTTCTTCAGTTCATTATCTTCATCAACTTCTGGTGTCAGCGCCTTGATCTTCTCGCGTGACTTGACGGTAAGACCAAATTCACGCATGAAGGTGGACACCTGGTTCCAATATGACTTGGTGATGTTCACTGCCGGATGCACCGTTTTCTTGCCATGCTTGTCAGTAAGGACAGCACCATCCTTCAGCAGTTCTGCGCTGGCCCTTACATACATGTCATAGCTGACCATCAGCATACGCAAGGCACCGCGGTTGCATGGCTCAAATGCACCAGCAGCCTTCAGCTTTTCAAGCACCGCGGTCATGAATAACCTGGTTTCAGCGGTGCAATGTTTGTCAATCGTGAAATCCTGGGCCATTACTTTTCAAAATATTCCGGGTAAATATTGGTCAAAACATACATAAGAAGCGGCACATTGGGGCCAACTTCGCGTCTGGTGACAATGCGTGCCACTTGCTTTTCCTTATGCGTGCGCTTATCACGCACATAGGTTATCTTTTCATCAACGGCAATATAGCCTTGAATGCTGCGGATCATGCTGTGCAGTGCCGGACCGCTGGCAGACTTTATGATGAATTCACGCTTGGCCTTCTCCATTTCAATGTTGAAGTCCGGGTTGCGCTTGCGCCAGTTCGCCAAGGTCTTGCAGTCAATGCCAACCCTGGCGCACAATTCCTTCTGTGTCGGAAATTCCTTGCGGATCAGGTCAAGCACCTGATTCATGGCTTCCGCGGATTGCTTTGAATTCATACTGTCAAGTTTTTAAGTTCAAATTCCCATCCACCCCAATTTTCCGCGTGTTCGTTATAGACGCGCATGGGCGCAAATAGGAAGATATATTGTTAAAATTCAAAAATTGGCACCGCCATGGGAATTCGGAAATTTGCCTTGCGTGTGAAGAAAGGGA